AAGTGCGAGTTTAATGATCAGGGGTGCATCGGCTAACAGTTTTGTAACACTCAAAACAGTTGACAACACCGATACACTGAGAAGTAATATCACAGTTGGTCTTGACAATGTAGTAATTTCTACAGGCACAGCTACAAATAATTGGGAATTTGGTTCAGGCGGACGACTGTCGTTGGGTGCAAACATCGGAGCAATTTATGCAGATCAAACTACCGGTATAATACGTATTGGTGATAGCCTTGGGCCCGGAGGTGAGCCATCTGCACCAAGTACTGCTATAGACATCGGTGGTATCGATAACGCATTTACAATTTCTAGATATTCTATGCCTTATGCACAATATTGGGAGTTTAGAGCCAACGGCGAAACAGTATTCCCACAATACGGCAATGTAGCAATATCAGGCAACCTAACAGTTGGTAATATTACAACAGTCAATGTCAATGGTGTTTCTTTCGCCGATGGCAACTTGAATCTAGGTGGCGTTCAAACACCATTTAACCAAGCAGGAACTATTCTCAATGTCAAAGGCATAGTTGGCATGACAGCAAGCAGTGGCGCCAACATCTCTGGATTTAGTTTCATTAGTGCTGCAACCATCAGAGCCGGCGCATATCAGTACTCCAATGGCGCAAGTATTTTGGATGGTATTGCATCAGAAAGTTATGTTAACACACAAATTAATAATTTAGTTAATAATGCTCCCGCACTATTAGACACACTCGGAGAAATTGCTGCCAACTTGGCCACTGAAGCAAATGCAACTGGTAGTATTCTTAACAGCATTGCAAGCACTAATGCCAATGTTGCTGCTGCTAATGTCAATATTTCTGCACTACAGAGTAATGCAGCCAGCCAACAAACAAGTATTGATACACTACTAAGTAGAGTGGATCAAGCAGTTAACACAACCAGTAGTCCACAGTTTGCTGGATTGACTACCACTGCCAATGTGGAAATGACTGCCAATGTTCATATTCATCAAAATCTTGTAGTTGATGGCAACATTAACTTTATTGGCAATGTGACACAGACCAATATCACTACAGCCAACGCAGTATTTACTGGTGACACTTACGGATTTGGTGCATTATATGCTGGCGTACTTGGGTACACTCCATTGCCATACACAGTAATCCAAGCCACTGCCGACTACGACGACTATAGTCAGATCAATTTCCAAAACTTAAATCTAAGTGCCAATGCCAGTACCGAATGGGTAGCTACTGCTGGTAATGGGTCCGATTTAACTAACTACATTGATTTTGGTATCGCCGGTGGCGCATGGGATGGTACACAACTTAACAGCGTAGGTACTGCGGCCAAAGCCAATGACGGTTGGGTATATGTGTTAGGTAATACTGCGGCTGGCACAGGCGGTAATTTGGTGCTAGGTACTATACAACCTGGCAAACGAGTAAACATCCTAACAGGTGGTCCAAACAGCGCCAATATCTATTCATATTTCAATAGCACAGGCTTGACCACTGCAAATGTTTATGCGGCAAACTATCTCTACGCCAATGGTGTTAGCATACTAACAGGAATTGGTGGAACTTATAGTAATACCAATGTGGCCGCATATCTGGCAGGTAATGTGTCCGTTGGCAATTTACAAATTGGTAATGCATTTAAATTAAACGGACTCGACAACAGTCTTACAACTATTAACGGTAGCGCAATACAGTTCTGGCAACGTGTTAATTTTAATAGCGTCAGCGGAATATACTCCAACGGTACAATTAACGCACAAAGCGGCACAGCAAGCGGCTCAACTGGTACTGGTGCTGTTGTAGTCTCCGGCGGTATGGGCGTTAGTGGCAATATCCATATTGGTTCATCAAACAGTAATTCTATAGTCGCTGCGGGTAGCATTGTTGCTGCTAACTATAACTTTGCTAACGGCGTAAACATATTATCAACTGTGACTGCTGGCAGTACATATAGCAATGTAAATGTAGAAGCCTATATTGGTGGTAATATTGGCGCATATCAGATCTTTGCAAATGCAAATGCAGCCACACAAGCGACCAGTATTAACAGTATCAATGCAAACATTGGTGCGTTCCAAACCTATGCTAATGCTACATTTGGTGTAAGCAGCTATGGCAATACACAAGTAGCTGCATATTTGATGACGTGGCCAAATGCTGATATTAACATACTTGATACCACTAGTGCTAACATAACAACATTACGAGCAGCTAACCTTAATAGTGCCAACGCTGTAATAAGTGGCGGGTATATTAGTGCATTAACCAATGTGACCGTGACTACAGGCAATGTTGGGTCATGGTATGCAGCAACAATAAATTCTACTAGCGGTAATATTGGAACATTGGCGTCAACTAACTTCAGCACAGCCAATGCAGTTGTCACTGGTGGTTATGCAACAGGTCTTGCAAATATTAGTGTGACAGGTAATGCCACAGTTGGTAATGTAATTGGCACTAGTCCTAATGTTACATTAATAGCAGGTGCGTATACCAGCAGTTTCTTAAACAACGGTATGGCCACAATTGGCGGTAATATTACTGCAACAGGCAATGTCACTGCCTCGGGTATTGCACCGTTTTATGCACCCAATCGTCCTGCGTTCCGTGTGTACGGGTCCGGCACAACAAATAATTTAACTACAACACAAAACACCAATGGTGTGTTGAACAGCAATAACTGGGCAGTTGATTACAGCATTGGCAGTTATTTAAATGGCACCACTGGCGTATTCACAGCACCAGCTGCCGGGCTGTACCAAATTTCAGTGATTGGTAGAAATTCTGGTTATACAAGTGGGATAAGTCAGTTAGTGTGCGTTAAAAATTATACCGGAAGCAGCCAAGTCCTAACAATGTTGGAATTTGCTAGCAATTCTTCGATGAATCACGCCGGTACTAGTACCGTAGCTCAATTGGCTGTGGGCGACACTCTGGTGATTAGAGTGACCAGTGGAGAAATTAATTTTGATGTTAACGATTCTTGGTCGGTGACTTATATAGGTTAATATGATTATTCAAGGTACTACAATCTACGGTGGCACTATTTACGATACAGGTGGATTGTATGATTTTTCTACTTTTACTTTCACTACCGGCAGTACAGTAGGACCAACAGGCGCCAATGTACAGTGGTTGTTTGCTAACAGTTATAGTTCTAGCAACGCCAGCAATGTATGGCTGACTAATACCACTTATTATGGCGTAAGTAAACCTGGATACCAATATTGGATTGTTCCACAGACAGCACAGTATACTATTGAAGTGGCTGGCTCAAGATCTGGAATTCCCACATACTCAAACACAAATGCCGCTGCAAGATACGGTCGTGGTGCAGTTGTTCGTGCCACATTTACCTTGCAACAAGGCACTAACGTGACAATTGCTGTAGGACAGCCTAGTGCTAATACCACACAGCCAAGTACCTTCTCAACTCCAGGTGGCGGTGGCGGAACTTTTGTTGTACTACCAGGAAACTTCCCACTTATTGTTGCGGGCGGTGGCGGCTCAGCTGGCAACTGGACCAGTAATGCTACAATACTGTTTGGTGGTAATGGTCAAACAACCACATTTGGTGGCAACAGTTTTAATGGTGCACCCGGTGGCTTTAATGGCTGGGGCGGCAATAGCCATGTGAACTTGAATGGCGTCGCAAGTGCCAATGGATATGATAGCGGTGGTGGAGGTGGATTTGTATTACCTGGTGTCTATGGCGGCAGCACCGCTGCAGGAAATACCAGACCTGGACCAACTACTACAAATAATTTTGGTCAAGGTGGTTGGCACTTCTTGGCCAACTTGGTTGGCGGACTGTATTCAACCTCTTATCTACCACCTTCGACTAGTTCTGGTGGATTCGGCGGAGGTGGCGGAGCCGGACCAATTACCGGCGGAGGTGGCGGCGGTTATTCTGGCGGCGGCGGCGCCTATTCGAACAATAGCACAGCCATTGATGCAGGTGGCGGTGGCGGATCTTGGATTGCAGCAAATGCTACCGCAGTAGCTACTAGCGATGGACAATACAACAGATCCGGAACATTTGGCGGCGCAAGTATAACCAACTTGGCCACTGTGAATGCTGGCCCGGGATATGTACGCATTACAAAACTATAAACATAAGTAAGTTATGCTTACAATTATCTCAGCGTTGGTACTAACGCATCTTACTATCATCTGTGTTACACTTTATCTACATCGTAGCCAGGCACATCGAGCGGTAGAATTTCATCCTGTAATAGCACATGCAATGAGATTCTGGTTATGGCTAACCACTGGCATGGTCACAAAGCAATGGGTGGCCATACATCGCAAGCATCACAGATTCTGTGAACAGCCCGACGATCCACACAGCCCAAGGCAAGTGGGTCTATGGCGTGTGTTATTTGGAGGAGCACTACTATATCATGCAGCATCAAAAGATACAGAAATGGTTGACACTTACGGCCGCGGCACTCCTGATGATTGGATCGAGTGTAAGTTATACACGCCTCACAGCAGACTTGGCATTAGTATTCTCCTTGTGTTCAACCTCGCCGTCTTTGGTTGGGTGGGCGCCATAGTATGGCTGGTACAAATGTTATGGATACCTTTTTGGGCAGCAGGTGTAATTAATGGCCTGGCACACTGGTGGGGCTATCGTAATGGTACAACTCGAGATACCAGTACCAACATCTTGCCTTGGGGTATTGTTATTGGCGGAGAAGAACTGCACAACAATCACCATCTTGATCCGGCCAATGCAAGATTAAGTCGTCGCTGGTTTGAATTTGATATTGGCTGGATGTATATTCAAATTTTGACTTCATTACGTTTGGCTAAACTGAAAGTTTAGTATATAATAACACGATGTTAGATTCTATCCAGCAATCAGTATTGCAATTGTTACCTGCCCGCAGAAAAACGGGTCAGAATGGCTGGACCAGCTTCAACGCACCATGCTGCCCACATAACGGAGAAACTGCTGACACTAGAGGCAGAGGTGGCATCAAAACCAATGCAGGTGCTGTAAGTTATCATTGTTTCAATTGTGGCTTTAAAGCCAGTTTCGTTCCTGGCAGACATTTAACTTTCAAGTTTAGAAAATTGCTTGCATGGTTCGGTGCAGATGATTTAACTGTGCGCCGGTTAGTCATTGATGCAGTTAGATTACGAGAACTAGTTGCACCCGAACAACTCGAACCGGAACCCGAACAAGAGGTTGCGTATGAAGCTAGAACATTACCTGAGCAAGCAAGAAATGTAGTTGAACTGGCAAACTTTTACAGCATCGGTGACTACAACAATGTACCCGCCGAGCTATTGGCAGCAATAGAATATGTGCATCGTAGATCAATTGACTTAAACCAATACGGATTTTATTGGACTCCTGAAGAAGCATATAACTTGCATCGTAGAATTGTAATACCATATTATTATAAAAAACAAATAGTAGGTTATACAAGCAGGGCAATAGCAGATGGTATCAAACCTAAATATTGGTCAAGTCATCCTGCAGACTTTGTGTTTAATTTAGATCAGCAACGGTCCGATAGTAAATTTGTTGTAGTGTGCGAAGGACCGTTTGATGCCATGTCAATAGATGGTGTAGCACTCAGTGGGTCTGAAATTTCTGATACACAGATTGAACAAATAGATAGATTGCAGCGTGAAGTGATTGTTGTTCCTGACACTGACCGTGCAGGCCGTAAACTTGTTGATCGTGCTATAGAAGCCGGTTGGACTGTTAGTTTTCCTGTGTGGCAGGAAACTTGTAAAGATATCAATGAAGCAGTTGTCAAGCATGGCAAGTTGTTTGTGCTTAAATGTATCTTAGCAGCAAGAGAGACCAGTAAGTTAAAAATTGAGCTAAAGAAGAAAAAGTTATATGCTTGATATATTAATTGTTAACGTTCCTGGGACTGTAGATCTTTCACCACCGGCAGCTCCAGCATTGTTAAAAGCTTCAATTGTAAAAGCAGGGTTTTCTTGTAAAACACTTGATTTCAATATAAGATTTTTTTCTAATAAAAAATTCAGCGTAGATTTAGAAACATATTTTGTAACAGGACTCAATAGTGAATTACATACAGAAGCTGACACTTTAATCAATGACTGGGCTGTAGAAATTTCTTCGTATAATCCTAGATATGTTGGCATAAGTGTGTTTACATATCAAAATAGAATGGCTACTACTTTACTATGCAAACATCTAAGAAAGTATCCTAATATAAAAATAGTATTAGGTGGACAAGGGCTCAGTGACGGCGGCATATTAGGTATGCAAGGTTATGCCAAAGATATGCTTGATCAAAAATTAGCAGATTTTTATATTAAAAGTGAAGGTGAACAGTCATTGGTTGAGCTGTTAAAAGGAAACTTTTCTTACAACGGGGTTAATACTGATACTTTTTCACAGATAGAAAATTTAGATCAACTACCTATTCCTGATTACAGTGATTACGAATTTGATCTATATGAAACAAAAATGTTCCCTATTACTGCTAGCAGAGGATGTGTTCGAGCTTGTAGTTTTTGCGATATACATGATCATTGGAAGTATAGGTATAGATCCGGAAAATCTGTTGCCACTGAAATGATTGAGTTATCTAAACGGTATGGTGTTAATTCATTTGGGTTTACTGACAGTTTGGTTAACGGAAATCTCAAAGAATTTAAAAACTTTTGTTCTATTATTGCTGAAGAAAATAAAAACGGACGAAATATAAATTGGTCAGGGCAGTACATTGTTAGACCTTCGACACAACTGGATGAAAATTATTGGAAAAATTTAGCTGACTCGGGCGGGCATAGATTGGCTATAGGAGTAGAAACTGGTAGTGATACAGTTAGAGAGCATATGAATAAAAGATTCACAAATGCAGATCTAGATTATACCATGGAGATGCTCAATAAATATAACATCACTTGTGTTTTTCTAATGATTTTTGGATATCCCACAGAAACCGAGCAAGATTTTGAGGATACCTTAAACATGTTTAAAAAATACAGTCCATTGGCAAATAGAATCATTAAGAATATAAATTTTGGATCCACGTTAGGAATATTACCAGGAACACCTTTATATCATAATGCACATCAGTTTGGTATAGAAATTGACAAGCACGAGAACAATTGGATCAATTGGGACAATCCTAATTTAGATCTACCGGAAAGAATACGTAGAAGAAATTATGCTAGAGAATATGCGATATCTTTAGGATATAGTCTTGATCAAGATACCAGCGAACATATGCTACAATTACTAGAAACTAAAATTCCACTATTCAATAAACGAAATAAAATTAAAAAATTAATTCGTGTAGAAAAAATAAAATCAGAATGATTAAAAAACCTTCCGGACAAATATTAGATTTGTTTACAGAATCAGAAATAGAATTTTTAAATTCTATTTTGAATAAATTGCCTGACGCACAAAATTCTGGGGATCGGGTGCAGGCGTACACAAATGGGTTCTGTAATACTAGTTTAATTTACCCGTCAATTAACAAATTAGTCCTTTCTAAATTAGAAAAATATTTTGATGTAAAATTTAAAAAAGTTGAAGGAATGTTGTTAAAAGAGATAGATCCCTGGGGAATACATACAGATTACAATAAGAAAGATTTTTGTGTAGATTTAGCAATACTTGTTCCATTAAATATTTTTCCTATTAATACACATACTGTTGTTTTTAACGAAGAATCAACAGATCCGTTTAATCAATTTAAAGTTTATAATAAACAGCTTGATATTAATGCAACAACTTTGCATGATACCCTTTGTAGTCATGAATCAATTGAAAATTTAAAATATGTAAGTTTAAACGGAGTGTACCATTGGTTACCAGGGTCGGCTATATATTGGGGAGGAAAAATATTGCATGCCAGCGATAATTTTTTAGCCAATGGTTTAAAAGAAAAACGAGCACTAGTATTATTCACAACTATTAGTTAAATGAATGTTATGACAAAAGATTATAATCCAGAAATTCAAAAGCTGTTCTTAGAAATGATGCTGCAAGACGCAGAAACCTATGTGCGTGTGCAAAACATTTACAACGCAGAAAACTTTGATCGTAGTTTGAGAGAAGCAGCCAGATTTATTAAAAAGCACAGTGACGATCATAAAACATTACCCGCCAGAGAACAGATAAAAGCCACAACTGGAGTGGAACTAAGAGAGGTGCCCGAACTTCAAGAAGGACACTACGAGTGGTTTTTGACAGAATTTGAAAGCTTTAGTCGCAAGCAAGAACTAGAACGAGCTATTCTTCAAGCCGCGGACATGATCGAAAAGGGTGAGTTTGATCCTGTAGAAAAACTGATCAAAGATGCTGTGCAAATTAGTTTGACCAAAGACATGGGCACAGACTATTTTGCTGATCCGGCTTCTCGTATCAACAAGTATTTTAATTCCGGCGGACAAGTAAGCACAGGTTGGCCCAGCGTTGATAAACTATTGTATGGTGGATTCAGCAGAGGTGAACTAAACATCTTTGCTGGTGGGTCTGGCTCAGGTAAAAGTTTAGTTATGATGAACATTGCCCTAAATTGGTTGCAGCAAGGACTCAGTGGTGTTTATATTACATTAGAACTTAGTGAAGAACTTACAAGTTTACGTACTGATGCCATGTTGAGTAATATGAGTACAAAAGACATACGTAAGGATATTGATACTACCACACTCAAAGTAAAAATGGTAGGAAAGAAAGCCGGAACCTATCAAGTTAAAGGACTACCAGCACAAAGTAATATCAATGACATACGAGCTTATCTCAAAGAGTATCAAATTCAAACAGGTCGTACGGTTGACTTTATTATGATTGACTACTTGGACTTGCTAATGCCAGTAAGTGCAAAAGTTAGTCCTAATGACTTGTTTGTTAAAGACAAATATGTATCAGAAGAATTGCGTAACTTGGCCAAAGAACTTGGTATGCTAATGGTGACAGCTTCGCAGTTGAATCGTAGTGCAGTGGAAGAAGTAGAGTTTGATCACAGTCATATCTCAGGTGGTATCAGTAAAATTAACACAGCAGATAATGTATTTGGTATTTTTACAAGTAGAGCCATGCGTGAAAGAGGTCGTTATCAAATACAGTGTATGAAAAGTCGTAGCAGTACAGGTGTAGGCATGAAGGTGGATCTAGAATACAACATTGAAACCATGCGTATCACAGATCCTGGACCAGATGCACAAAGCGAAAACGGTGGTCAAGGGTTCCGTACTAGCAGTCAAATTATGGATCAGATTAAAACATCTACTACAACCAGTCCGCCTATGATTGCAGCAAAACCTAAACCTGGATTTGATCTTGAAAAATCTGTACAGGCCAATGTGGATAGTACCAAACTAAAACAAATGCTTGCAAGCTTAAAGACAAAGGCAGAATAATTAAAATATTTTCAACTCTGGCATGTAATTGTTAATATTAATTTTTTTTAATTGATCTTGTCTTTGAATTTCTTGAACAAATTGAGAATATAGCATATTAGAGTATGTTCCGTTATTTAAAAATTCTTTTATAGTATTAACGTGGTGTGCATTATTTTCTAGTATTTTTAATCTTTGTTCTTCATTTAAATTACCAGGATTTAAGTGTAATGGAAATCTAACTAGAATATGATTATGCGGGATGCATTGCTCTTTAAACCATTTAACTGTTTCAGAGTAATAAAACAAATTTAAATTACTTATAGTATAACTGGCACTAATATCAGCACCAATATTTCTAAATAATTTGATATTCGAAAGTAAATTGTCCCATTTCAACGGAAATCGCATGTATTCAAATCTTGATTCTATTCCGTCAATACTCAGACAAATATTTAGATTTTTAAAGTTTGATAAAATTTTAATTTGATGATCAGTAAGTGTCACTGATCCATTGGTAACGAAGGATATAAAACAATTATTATTATTATGATTAAGTAGTTCGTTTAAAATCTCGAAATTAGTTTTTTCATATAATGGCTCTCCACCAACAAAAGACAACATTGTAATATTAGCATAATCAAAATCTAGTTGTGATTTGTTTATTTTTGTTAAAGGAATTTGTTTTTTCTCTAATGCGTTCCATGCAGAACTAGCTGTAGGCCCGCAAGTAAAACAAGTGCTATTGCACAGATTTGATGTATATAGTTTAATGATTTTCTTGCTATAATTTTGTTCAATGCAATTTTTTTCAATTATATTAATATCTGTGTCACTGTAAAAATCAAATGCTTTGTTTTTAATTTGACGATCACTTTCATGCCCATTGTCCTCAAGTTGCCAACATTTTTTACAAGCATCCGGTCTCTGTTTTTTGAGCATATCCTCTCTAACAGATTCAACCGTTTGTTTAGATAAATCAAGTAAGCAACATGGAGTAAATCCTTCCTTACGACGATATTCTGCTCCAAAAAAAGGTAAGACACAAAAATAATGATTCATTGCTTATTTAACTAACTTTTTTATTAATCAAATTGAAAAATGAGTCCACTAAATATAACACAATAAAACAAATGTTATCTAGATCAGAAAGTAAAATAGGATGAAATGCATTGATCCATTTAAAAACATTAATGTTGAGGTTCGAAATAACAAATTAAGAATATCCCCATGCTGTTTATCACCCACTAGGATCGTTGATAAGGTAGACATCAATAATCCTTACCTAAATAAAATTAGAAAAATTTGGTTGCGTAACGAATTTCCTTCTGAGTGTTTGGAATGTAAAAAAACAGAACAAAATAATTTACCTAGTAGGCGTACAGGAAGCAATCAGTGGTATCAAGATAATGGATACGATAATCTAGAAACAGAGTTAATTAGAATTGATTATTGGACCGGAGATACTTGCAACCTGGCCTGTGTAATTTGCAGTCCGGAAAACAGTAGCGTGTGGAAGCAAGAATTAAAAATAAAAAATAAACCTCAAGTAGTAAACAAATTTTGGACAACAATTGATATCAGTAAATTAAAATTTATACATTTTAATGGTGGAGAACCATTGCTAAGTAAGGAACATATTGAATTCTTAAAGGCAGTAGAACAAAAACATGAAGTGCAAATAAACTACAACACCAATGGTACAATAATACCTAACCAAGAGCTATTAGATTTATGGGCTCAATTTAAATTAGTGCTATTAGATTTTAGTATTGATGATATTGGTGAGAGATTTGAGTACCAAAGGTATCCAGCGAATTGGGAATCTGTTAGCTCAAATTTAAAGTGGTATATTGATAATAGTCCAGTAAATTGTATGTTTGCAGTTAATACTACAGTTGGAATCTTAAATTATGCTAATTTAGAAAATCTTAACAACTGGCTCAAAATGAATTTTCACACTAATAGAGTCACAGATCCTATCGAGCACAGGCAACAATCTGCAATTGGATTGTTTTCTCTCAAAGATGCCAAATTGCGCTGGACTCAAATAACGAATTTTTTAGACCAGTGTGATTCTCGACGAAAAACTAACTGGAGGCAGACGTTTCCGGAACTAGTTAATTTCATAAATACCTAATATTGGAGTAAATCTTGCAAAAGCGCACTCGTAGCATTCTTGATGAATTAGCCCACATGCCCGTAAGCAAAGATCGGGAAAATCTTGTGGAAAGTCGTGCTAGCCATGTAATACAAGGTGCTATTAATTTAATTAATTATATCAAAGAAAATTATGATGCAGAGCAATCAGCTGAATTAGAGCGTAGATTGCTTAATAGCATCAGAGCCCAAGATCCTGCAAAATTTGCTCGCGGTGTAAGGAGATTCAGGCGTGAAGATTAAAGAATTATTAGAAGCATTTGGAACAAGGCGGGTACGAGATCCGTCTGGTACTGATTATGAACGAGATCCAGAAACAGGAGAATATACAGGACGTCAAGAAAATGATCCTAATTCTTTTACAAACATGCTTTCTGGAGTAGCAGACAGAATTAGTGCCGGATCGGGCAGTCAATGGGTCAATGCGCCAGCCAAGGATAAAGAGCCAGCGCCAATGAAACGGTATAAAGTGCCACCTGGAAGAATGTTAATAGCAACTACCAAAGACGGTCGTCAATATTTTAAATTAGCAGCTAAACCAAATTCAAAAGATAAATCAGGAATTTGGAAAGATATCAATGGAAATGAAATTTTTGATGCTAAATCAATTGATGCTTTAGAGCAGTTAGCTAAACAAAATGGACAACTGACGTTTGATCCTGCTGCAATAAAGGCAGCACAATCACAAAAACAACAAGGAGATGAAACGCCAACAGATACTCCTGACGAGGAACCATACGGGGAACCGTCAGTGTCTGAACCTTTACACCCTGATGTATCAATTGTACAATCTGTTCCTCTGGTTATACAATACAAAGGCAAGAGATTTGAAATGGATGATTATGGCGAGTTTCATCCATTTGGTACCACACGACCGGTTACCGCAGCATTACAGACTTTTCTCACTAAAGAACGAGCAAAACTATGATACAACTCAATGAAGGTGGTAATATTTTTAAAAGTCCTGATGGACAACCGCTAACACAACGTATCAATCGCGATGACGTCCCTGCCACAATCAAGTGGATTGAGCATGTGTCTGGGATTAGATTTCCTGAAGAAACCTGGTTAGGAACCACAGGACGAAAATCCAGCTCGGGCGATTTGGATCTAGCTGTTGATGAAACCAGCATAGATAAAGACACTCTAGTTGCAGTATTATTATCGGCAGGTGTTGACGCCAAAGATATCAAAAAGTCCGGCGACAGTGTGCATGTTAAAACACCAATTGGTGGACGTTTGGGGCAAGGGTACGTACAAGCAGACTTAATGTTTGGCGATCCTAAATGGCAAGCGTTTAGTATGAGTGGTGCTGCTGAAGGTAGCAAACTGACTGGCATGAGTCGTCATGTTATTCTGGCCAGCATTGTCGCCGCCTTACACCCAGGACTCAAATGGAGTTACAA